CCCGTGTAAGGGGTGATAAGTACTGAATTAAAATCTAAAGCTTAAAATTATATGTAAGACTTATACCTATCAATAAAGAATATAATTTTAATCAGTTTTCGGAATTCAAAAACTGTAAAGAAGTTATGTACGTGCGACGTTAACCAAAGGAGGTACGCCAACAAGATACATGAAAGTGAAATCATCACCTGGAGCACGATAAATACGCGTAGAAATTGTGCCACCAGTTGGTATGTTACCGCGAAAATTCATTGCAACAATAGCAGGAGGAATATTGCCACGCAAAACATTATCAACTTGCACTGCGCGTTCAGTTGCAGTGTAGTTAGTAGCCGGACTAATGTGTGAAACATTATAATATGGAATTTCTACTTCGGAAAGACCTTCCATAGAATTATCTATCACTTGCAGCGATGTACCCATATTTGTTGAACCCCCCGGCAATGTATTAGTTAATTGCATTGGCAAACCACCAATGGAAAACCTAGCAACCAAATTATTAAATGCGTCCTGCACAGTGTTCCACAAATACCAAGAAGAATATCCCTGAAACTTAGGAGTGAAAGCTGCAGCCCCGGTACTTTGTACATGGGTAGCCTTCAAACGCATAGAACCACGCCAAAATGCGTATAAATAATAATAATATTCATACATAGAAATAGTTTTAGTTGGTGCTACAGTGTTTACTGGAGCAATAACAGAAAAAGGTGCAACCACAATTGTCTGATTGGTTGGTGATTGATCAAGTGTGCCCAACTCACCAAAACGTTTAGTAAGCTGGCGAACAGACATTATTTTTTCCCCAATACAATGAGCTTCAGGCGACCAATTCGCTGAAATCATGTGCGTATCAATTGAAGCTGGATGAACACCATGTTGAGCCTCATTTCTGGGGATGGCTTCATTTTCACCCATGATTTGCGCTCGAATGACAGTTGGAATATTATTGTCATATTCTTCCTCATGTTCCTCCTTCTGTTTTTCATCCTCTGCAAGCGTAAAACCACCAGCATAAGGGACATAAGAAGGAGCGGAAGGAGCGGCAAAAGTAAGATCAGGTCCACCACTCACTTCAACAATAGTGTCAATAGATTGAAACACATTATTAGCAGCGACCAATTGATTGAGAACCTCGACACGAACAATACCTGTTACAGCATTGTACATATTCACATTGTTAGTTCCCAACCAAGCAGCTTCTGGACGTATACAAAACATCCACGGTCTAGAAGAGACATATGGAACAGTAAAAGAAACCTCAGTAGAAGTTCGCAAATCAACAATAACTTTTTGCGTACGCGATACATAGGCACACCAGATGAAATTGTAGTATTATAATAGAACGGAATAAAGGAAATCCTAAGACGGCCAGAATGAAACTGAGTTTTAACAAACTTAAAAGTATAAACAATAGAACCACGCCAATAGCCATGTGAATTAGCAACATAACCCATGTGAGTACAACGAAATCTATCAGTAATTGTATCTGAATAAGCTTTTATTTTAAAAGGAGTCACAAAATTGTCCCAAAGGATAGCATTAGTAAGATTGGTAGTAGACCATGTAAATCTATCCCAAAAATTAGGAATAGATACAACATGAGACAAATCCATCTCATCAGCTGACGTGCCAGCCAAACCAGATTTCGTTTCTATTTCATTTGAAGAAGACAAAGCAAGTTTGTGAGAAGAATCAGCACCATCAAAATTTGCCATACGAACCTGACCACGAAGTTTAGATTCACATGGCAAACCCTGAACAGTTGGTTTAGAAAAACCTAAAATTTTAAAGATATTAGCGGCTTGTGCAGAAATCCAGGCAGGACGAGTAAACATGTTACCCAATACCGGAATTCGTGACAGTGTATTCAAACCCTCAGAAATTTGACCAATACCAGCTGAGGGTGAAGCATTATCTTTAAGCTGTTTCAACTCAGAACCAACTTGAGCAAAGATTTTATCAGTATGCTTCTCATAGGCTCGTGAGTCCCACAAAGCTCGCATATCTTCTTGAGTAAATTTGCCCGAGGAGATTTGATTGGCAATACTAGCCATATTTGGAGCAGAGCCTGTAAAAATATTTGCACCAGTTGGATACTGAATATCTACATCTTCCAGATGTGCCCAAACAGTGTACTCAACTGACCCAGTACCAGAGATCTGATCACGGAGTTGACTATATACAACAAGATATATAGCTCCAAAAGAACCCTGGCCCGTAATCAAATTGTAGTAAACATGTGGAGACACATAGGGAATACGCATCTCAATTTCAGTGCCAACACTCAAGTCCAAGTCGGTTCTGGGACAACCAGAACGTCCTTGAAGAGTGGCATTAACCAATGAAACTCTATTAGGCATATACTGAGCATAAGGATAATATTGAAGCATCAAACGTCCCTGTTGAAAGGGTTGAGAATTAACCTGAACCTTGACAACGAGGGTTGCTCGAAGACCAACAAAGCCGCGTAATTTTTCTTGATACATAGTATTAGATATAAGAACCTCAGGAAAATTAGCAGTGTACAACTGAGTTTCGGTAGCCTGAGTTTGACTCCATAAACCAGTTTGAATAATAATAGGACGAGAAAGAAAATCTTTGATCGTGTGAATACGTTCTTCACGTGTTGTCATTGACAAATAATCAGTTGAAAGGTTAACGATATCAGGCACTGCAGTAGTCGAAGGGGTAACTCCTTCACTAGTGAAGTGCACAATTTCACGCTGTTCAGACGTAATTTGACGATCTTCATTTTCAATATTTGAATTATTTTGAAATGTAGCAGGTAAATATCTTAGACCTAAAGACTACCTAATCCATAAGGTCGCATAGAGGGTATCCTGGATATTGTGGGGCTGCCACTAGGCATCCTGGATTGTAAAGTTAAATAACTAACCTAGTAATCAAAATAGCACTACTTTCCTTTTAATTAACCTCTAAAATTTGTATAGAAAAGCAAGATCACATTTTGACCTTAAAACTCATAAACTTCATCTGCAAGATAAGTAAGATCATGCAAATATTGTTCATAAGTAGAAATTTGTGGAATAGCAGGAAGTTTAACAGCAATTCGCATAATTCCACGATATAGTTCATCATAAGCATCTCTGCCATGATTGACCACTTCACGAAAAGCTGTATTAATGTTAGACATAAGGATAACATTAGGATCAATTGTATTACGCGTCCAATTCAACATCTCATAGATCACTTCAATTTTGAGAGGAGCAACTGTACGTTGCAACTCAGGACAAAATCTAAAGCCACGCTTCAAGAAGAAAATATCTTCCAATTGACGCGACTTTATGATTGTACCTGACTTGCCTTCATCAGTATACTCATGTTTCATCTCCGCCATAATAGCACTGATAGTTTCTTGATTAAACAAATGGATGACTTTATCTGCAATATTAGCAGCATTATCATCACCATAAGTAATCAGTGCAACAAACAAACGGAAAAACTTCATGGACATGTAACTAGGGCAATCCCGACGCATAATACGAATCCAAGAAATGCGCATAATAATCGAATTGTACAAACAATTAATAATGACAGTAAAAGGGTTTCCAGAGGGTTGAGAATGAGTCCACATATAAACATTATCGCCAAAAATGTGAACAGAATGCACAAGATGAGCCCAAAGACCGAGACAAATTTTAAGAATATCTCGTCCTTCCTTACTATTAAGGTCATTGAACATTTCCAACCAAGGAACAAATATTTCCCAAAATATTGCCCACAATATTTGAGCAACAAGCGAGCCATCAAAATTACCAAAATCACCAGCAATAACATGTTTACCTTTTGATTTCAAACGTTTCGCAATACGTTCCCAATCCAAAGAGTAAGGGTTAGAACCAACAGCAACCTCATTATCAATACGATTATGCATCAACCAAGCAGCAAACGGAAGAAAGTACTTGCGAAACGCCACAACAAAATGTTGAGGACCAGCAGAAAAGACACGAGTTTTACCAACATCCACTTTTGCTTTTTCACGTCGTTCATCTTTCAAAGTATCGACGAAAAAGACGTTCGAAATCTTACCAATACGACAATCTTCGATCAACTCATCAACATCTGCACGCAATTGTTGTGCTTCCATACTTTCAAAGTCAAATTTTTCGTCCTTTCCCATCCATCGTGTTTTACCAGGTTTGCCCTTATTCTGTAAAGAATATGGGTAACCAGGAGATGTAGTACGATTAACAGCCTTCATAAAATCATCATCCAATGTACCTCTAACGGCTTCTTCATAAGTAAGAATCCGTTGGTACTTTGCACGATCAATCATGCTGTTTGTTTGAGTTAAAACCAATTGAGCAACATCCATAGCTGCTGATTTAACTTCTTCATCTGACAAAACTGCTGTATCAACACCACATTTCTTCAAACCTTTCAACAATGGATCATGCAACACACCATCAATCATGGTGGGTTTCAACAGAGCTGGTTTCATAAAAGGTTCAGATAACTCACCTTGAATGCAAGACGGAATTATCGCAGTTTTAGTAGCTTGACCAACTTTCTTATCCGCTTTGCC